TTGTATCGAGCTGACCTTTATTAAACAAATTACCCGCGTTGAATTGTGACGCTTGATTTTGTGCGGTTGCGTCGAATTGGTTTTTATTAAACAAATTACCCGCGTTGAATTGTGACGCTTGATTTTGCGATGACGCATTAAATTTACTCGCATCAAACTGATTCTGGAGATTTGCTTGCTCCATTTGATTAGCGGATTGTGAATTCGCTAATTGTTTTTGAAAATCATTACCTGAATTAAATTGCGACGCTTGATTTTGCGCTGATGAATCAAACTGTGCTTTATTGAGCAGATTACCCGCGTTAAACTGATTCGCCGCGTTGATAGAATTTGCCTTGAAAAATTCCTGCTCCAATCGGTTTGCGGCATTGGATTTTGAGAAGTCGTTTTGTTGTGTTGCGTCAAATAAATTTTTCTGCAGTAAATTGTTTGCATTCAAACTACTTGCGTCATTAAACGCGCTTGCGCCTAATTGTGCCGATTGATTGCGTGCCGCCGCGTTGAATTGTGATGTTTGATTGTCTGATGTGGCGTTAAATTGACTGTTTTGAGCCGATAAATCATTCAAATTATTCGCCGTTCCCATCATGTTTTGTTGCGCTTGGTTGTACGCATTGCCGTATAGCTGACTGCCGCTATCCATTGCTTCAATGCCTAAATCGCGTGCATTACGTTCAAGTTGTTGCAAGGCTAAACCTTGCGCGATACCTTGACGTGAGCCGCCATATTGACCCGCCGCGAATGCCTCGCTACCGATGTTTGGCATGGTTTCTTGATTCAGTTTTTGAACCGCATCGCCATAACCGCGCATTGAATCACTGATGTAGGCTTGGTGCATGGATGACAAATACGGATTATCAGGTTTTCCTGTTAGCAATGATTGCAAAGATTGCGTCGGGTCAACCGCGCCAAGTTGGCTTCGTGCGTTACTCAAATCACTCAATGACGCACTGCTTAGTTGAGCATCATAACCTTGTGACCGTGCATTTTGATATGGTGATGATGTTGCGGCAAAAGCATCTTGATAAGGTGCTATTTCTGCGGCTTTTGTCATCATCACGTCAGGCGATAAATGTGCATTAGCTTGTGCAAAATCGCCAACCATCGAGGCATTCCCTCGCGGCACGTTGTCAATCGTTGATGTGCTTGCCGCTTGATATTCGGGTGAATTTTTCGCTATTGCCGCTTGATATTCGGGTGAATTTTTCGCTATTGCCGCTTGATATTCGGGTGTTTTTTGCGCTGTTGCACCTTGATATTTAGGGGTGTTTTGCGCTATTGCCGCTTGATATTCGGGTGTTTTTTGCGCTGTTGCACCTTGATATTTAGGGGTGTTTTTCGCTATTGCCGCTTGATATTCGGGTGAATTTTTCGCTATTGCACCTTGATAATCGGGCGATTGTGTTAATAACGCATCAAGCCAACTCGCGCCACCTGCCGATGCTGTTTTGCCTTCTACCGCTTCAAAGTCTGTACCCACTGGCTTTGCCGAATTCGCCACCTTGTCAAAATCGGTGTTGAATTCACCATTCATTAGTGCTTCTGACAACCAGCTTGAATCAGAAAACGCATCGTTTATTAGCCCGTCGCGTTTGTCGATGTTCATTTCCTGATAATTATTCAGGAATTTTTGATTCTGTGGAACTTCTGCGTATTTTGTTAGAAAGTCTTTTTCACGCGCCCAGTAAGCCGAGCGTGCCGCTTTTGTGTCTGCGTCATAAATGACTTTTGATGTTTGCTCGGCTGGTGCAGAACCACCGCAGCACGCAAACGACGGAATAAAAAACTTTACTGCTTTTTTGAATAATTTCACTTTTGCCCCTTTTCGTCATCACGACGATATTTATGTGACTAATTTTCTAATCGCGCCTGTTTTTCAGCATCAAGGTTTTTTAAATAACCATCAAACCCTTCACTACTTGTAAATCGTCTTATTTCGCATCCGATTTCAATCTGCTTTTCAGGTGAAAAAAACAAATGCAAGCAACAAGTCAACAAGTCGATGTAAGAACTGCGTAAAATGAAAGCAATGATTAAGTCGTTTTCATCCTTTGGATTGCGCTCTAACTGGTTTGCAATTTGCCAATTCTTAATGCTATTAACCAAAATCGGCATCAATAACGCTTCATTTTTTCTAAAAAACGAACTGCCAGGTATTTTCAAAAGTAAACTAAGCATAATGCCATTTATTTCTGAATCGACTAATACTTTGTCCCTATCAATTAAATCGTCCCAGAAGTGCAACGCATCAAAAATGTTTAAATAAAAATCCGCCGCTTCTTTGTTGTTGTTTACTGCTAATAAAATCAGTTCGTGCCTTGTCATTTTTGCAAAACCATAATTAAAGACTTTGAAAGAAGCTCAGAATCGCCGGCGCGTGCAATCATATCTGGCGTGTAGCTCGTGTATTTTGCTCTCATGTAAGGGTCTTGTTTAATAAACTCACCATACTTTTTATTTGTTGCTTCGTTAATTACGCGGATTTCAATTATTTCAAAACCTGCGTGCTGTGCCGCTAAAGCCATATATTCTGGGAGATGAATTCTATATCCCCAAACATCAAAGAACATTTGTGTGAGTTCTTCATCGCCTTTGTTTAAAAAATCTTTAATAACGACGCGCCCGCCGCTTTTCAAAAGTCTAAAACATTCTAAAAGGCTTTTGTATATATCACCGTAACCGATAGATTCGTTAAACATTGCAAAATCTATAGAATTGTTAGGCAGTGGAACATTAGAAAAATCACAGTTAATTGGTGCAATTGATTTGTGGTTTAAATCTCTAATGTAATCAGTCTGGAATTTAGAGTTGCTAACGCATAAAAATTTTAGTGTCGGATTGATGTCAAGCATATATCTTGGAACACCAGCAACACCACAACCGAAATCCATAATCAACGCATCATCAAACGGATTTATTTTTTCATGAATAAGCTCAACCGTTTTAAATTCGCTTTCATTCACTAAGCACGCTTGGAAAACCGTTATTCCGTGCGCTAAATATCTTGGTGTGTCTAAATCGTAATCAATCATCATCCTAAAAAATGCCATGCTGAATTGTAATAACCATAAAATCCTTTTCCTGCCCCAGTTGGGTTGAAATTCACACCATCGCACAATCTTATATCACCCTCACGCGGTCGCTTTGGTGCAACATTCGTTACATCTATATGACCTTCTGCGAGTTGCATAATTGCGTTTTGAATCGCTTGTAATTCGTTGCTTAAATACCGCGCTAAATCTTGTGTATCGTTTGGAACAGGTGAAGGAGCATACATTACCAAATACCTCGCTGTTGAACGTCTAAATCAAAACTATCTAACCGCCATTGAAACGCCGTGCCTGTTGCAAATCGGATTGCAATGTAACGACCACTAATCAAACAATCATTTGAAATCGTTTGACCGATAACGTGATTCATTACCTCGCCCCAAACTGGCTCGGTGAACGGGTCATCTTGCGAACCAATTTGAATTTGAACCGTATCGCCGATATTACCCGAAATCCGAGGACGAATGCCGCGTACTAATTTGATATTCTCAGGGACTTCAAAAGACAAGCCGCGACGTTCTAAAAATGCGTTAGGAATTGCGCCGTCGAATGATGCCGATGAATCGAGCATATAAAGTTTAGTGTTAGCACTGCCAGCAATTAACCGCGCCGCTGACGGGACAAAATCGCCACCGTTCCAAAGTGTTAAATCCGCGTTCCAAGGGGCTGAATCTTGTGACCAATTACCTGCTAATCCATTGTCAACCGCGCCACTTGCCGCATGATTGACGTTTGGCATATCTCGCGCTGAAATGGTTTTGTCTTTGTAATTATAAACGATTGCTTTGTCGCATGACGCAGAACCGACTGATGGATAACAAATATAAATCTCATTAAAAAACGGATATGAAAAAACGAAACATTTGCCTACGCCGTCTACGTCGATATTTTGAAATAACCAGCGTCGCGTTGCTTTATCGAGTACCGATTGTGCTGAATTGCCATCGTGAATAATGATGTCATCATTCGTTAAAACGACGTGCGCCCCGTCGATGTCAGCAATGCAATTCCGATTCATTGCGCCCGATTTGCCTAGGATTTTAGTAAATCGAAAGACGAAATTACCACCAATAAAATCCATCCGCCACGTTGATTGCTCTTTGTAAATAATGAATGAATCGCGTAATTGTAAGCCGTCCACAATCGGGTCGTAACCTTCTGCGATGTCATTTTCACCTGCTTGTTTTGTCGCGTCTGCTTCATTCCAAGACGATGGCAAACTTCCCGCATCAGCAGGATGTGACCATTTCACCATGTAAGGATAATTCACACCGCTTTTTGTGACGTTTAACGCAATCAAGAAGTTTTTAAATGCGCGTAACGATTTGCATGAACAACCTGCTTGCCAGTTCGTTAAATTCACGAATTTGTTAGCGAGATTTAAGTCCCACGCCATCGGCACAGAACCATCGCCCGCGTTCACAATTGGCACGCCAGACAATAATGTACTCGTCCATTGATTAACAACGCCCGTGCGTGGCGTGACGTGAGTAATATCGGTATGAACCGAAACGCCAGCCGTATTTGTTACAGCAAATACTCTTGTTGGTGTTAAGTAAATCCAGTACCGATTACCCGAAACATTGCACGGCAAAACGTGTTGCGGCTCGAATGACGGTGAATTATAGACTTCGCCATAACCAAAAAATTGATACGCATAACCATCGAGAAATCGGATATTTTGGCAATCTGTCCACGCGCCCAACGGCAATTCATGTGCCGACAAATCACGGTTTAAGCCGATTTCCCCCGCGTTTTTTACTTTTACTAACGCCATAATGCAATCAACCTGATGGGAATAAAAAGAATTGCACAGCCAATCGCCGCGACGATGCACGTTAAAAAATAGTTTTGTGTTGTGTCGTAATCGTTGTCAGCAAGCATAGAATTTTGACAGTGATTTGATTCAATCGGCGCAAACGTGAAATCAATCATCTTTTCTAATTTGCGCCAATTCATGACTGCAACATGACCGCTAACCGTACAGTCGGGATTGCCGCCGATTAGCGTATTAAAAAACTGGTCAATCGAAATCAAAAGATTAAGCCAATATGTCATCTTTGCGGCTTGATTCAAGCAGGTTTTGAGCTATCAAATAATCAATTGCACCGATTGTTGTCGGTAACATCACGTCAACATTTTGCAAGCGCGGGTCATCAAGCAACTGTCTAAAATCAACAATCATTGCATCAGTGCTTGCATAAATCGCAACGCGCTCTGGTGCTGTAAAACGTAGTTTGAAATCAATCGCTGGGACGGGTTTTGATGTAATCGCTGGAGAATAAAAGTGTGTTCCGTCATACATTTGATTCAGCAAATCTGTGTTGTAAAATCCAATTTCTACTAAATCAGTCGATTCAAGCAAAGTATCTGCTGTTTCTGTGATGGCCGTCACGATGCCGTTTGTAAGTTGTGCGTAAAACATTTAATAAAACTCCGTTAATTCCCATGATACAGTCCCACCAGTAGCTTGAGCCGCGCAAGTAATTGTTGTTGCATTTGTTAAGACGATTGAGCAACCTGGGTTGCTAGAGTTATAGCCCAGATGACGCAACTCCGTTCTCGACGTATTAACA